CGCGTCAAGATAGTTAAACTTGCCAATGGGCGCGTCATGCGTATGAAGGATTATGAGAAACTTGAGAAGTATTGGGTCGAGCAGCAATTTATTGAGCAGATTCCGGCGATTGTAGGTGAGCCTCGTATGACCGAGATTGAGACAATCTCGCGTTACAAGATTAATGAATCGCAAGTTCTTGAACATATAGAAACGGATTATTCTTATTTGCCTCATGTGTTTGTTGATGGAAATTCAATTTTATTAACGCAAGGAACGTCTAACAATACGTATCAAATGACACGACCTTATGTTTATCATGCAAAAGGTGTGCAAGATTTGAAAAACTTTGCTGGGCAATCTCTGGCAAACTATCTTGAAAACATGATTCAACATAAATTCATTGTTAAGAAGGAAGCGATTCCTCAAGAACAAGATTATTTAGAGGCATTAAATGATATTCAGCGAGCAAATACTGTTGTGGTTAACGCGTTTTCTGAAAACAACCCGGAAATTGCTATTCCAGACCCTATCCGGGAAGTACAGAATTTACCGGCGCCTCCAGAAGTTATGGGTGCGTTTCAGATTACAGACCCTACAACTCAAACCATATTGGGAAGTTTTGCAAGCAATGTTGGCCGCAATGACCAGGACTTGTCTGGAAAGGCCGTTATTGAATCTGCTACTGTGGGCAACGCTGCTAGCATGCCTTATGTCGTATCTTATTTAGCGGCACTAACGCAGATTGGAAATATCATTGTTGATTTAATGCCGAAATACATTGTTGGCAAGCGCACGATACCTGTAGTTGATATGGCGGGGAACAAAAATTACAAAGAAGTGAATAGCCCTCAGAATCCTATGTTGGATTATGACGAACGTGCTATTAAAGTTAACATTGATGCGGGAATCAATTTCCAAGTACAGAAAACGAAGGCTATGGAACAGATTATCGCGCTTATGCAGGCGTCGCAAGAGTTTGCTCAGTTTATGAACTCGCCCATGGGCTTACCAATATTGCTCGATAACGTTGAATGCTATGGCGCAGATAGATTGAAGGAAGCGTCTGACGCCTGGCTAAAACAGCAGCAACAGCAGCAGCAGCAACAGCAGCAAATGCAACAACAAGCGATGATGATGGACCCACGAATGCAGAAGGTTCAGGTTGATAAGCAGAAGGTACAACTTGAAGCGCAGCAGTTGCAATTGGATCAACAGCAACAGCAATTTGATAATCAGATTCAGATTGCTAAAATGGCTATTGACAAGGAACTAAGTGATGCAAAAATCCTTGAAGCTGAAGCAAAAATATCTCAAGCTCAGATTGATTCTGCCGTGCGTCTCGAAGAGAGTCAGACATCCTTAGAACGTCATGCTCTGGATGCTGCGGCTAAGATTGCCGAAGTAAAATCACGCGAGCACAATGACCATCTTGCTACACATAAATTGGCGCATGAAATATCAAAAGGAGAAAAACATGACGAAGTACAAACTAACGATTAGTGAAATTGAAAAACAAAGTAACTGTCATAAGTTAGAGCGAGACGGTTTTAGCAAGGAGCAAATAATGAAGACAATGTACAAAGAGACCGAAGGAGCAAGCCAGCGTGAACGAGAGCAAATCATCTCCAAACTTTATGACAGGAAGGAATAAATATGTTAGCACTTATCGGAAGCATGGCCTTAGGATTTATCGAGAAAGAACTCGTTAAACTAGAGCCCGAAATTCAACAAGAATTATTACAAGAAATTTCCAAATTGAGCAATTTACTGATAGAGTTTGTTAACTCTAAGCTGGGGATTAAAAATGGCAACTGATAAGTGGATTCAGAAGGCTGTTGGTAAGCATAAAGGTAAACTACATAAAGAGCTGGGCGTTCCTGAAGGCGAGAAGATTCCGGCCAAGAAAATGGCTAAAGCAGCTAAAAGCAAAAGCCCCACTATTCGCAAAGAAGTTGCACTTGCTAAAACTTTAAAAAAACTTCACAAATAAGGAACCATCATGGCCAAAGAGATGCGCAACAAGAAAGAAATGAAGAAGCCTAAGAAAGAAAAGCACATGGATGTCAAGGAAGATAAGGCGCTCATTAAGAAGAGCGTTAAGAAAGATTGTATGAAATAGGTGATATATGCCATTAAAGAAAGGCTCTAAGCCAGGAAGCAAAGGCTTTAAAGATAATATTAAGGCTGAAATTGCAGCTGGTAAGCCACAAAAGCAAAGCGTGGCGATTGCCTACGCAGAAGCTGGCGAAAAGAAAAAGCCAAAGAAAAGGAAATAATCATGGCAGAAACAAAGAAGAAAGTTCCAAAAGACACGAAACTTAAACCTGGCCAGCCAGAAAATTATGCTGGTTCGACCATTAAAGGGAAAGGCGACACTAAGAAAGAAGACATTAAGAAGTTTGGAATGCCTGAGAAGAAAGGGAAGAAGGCTAAGAAATAGATCATGCACACGAAACATTGATTTAATGTGCACGTCTTAAATATATGCACAATCTATGCCAACCTAGCCACTCCAGATAGCCAGTCTCATCAGGTCTCCTTAGGGGAGTGGTTAAGGAAGGCGCCAATTATCCCCGTTGTAGCTTAAATAGTAGAGCGCTGAATTTTATCGGCAGGTCCAAGTGCAATTCTTGGCGCGGGGAATCCTCTTGACTTCCTTGTTTAATAAGCAAATAATTACCATATAAGGCTATCAAGGCTATAGCTTTGTTATCTGTATCGTCAGTGACAAAGTATCCTCAAATTGATAGCCTACTTAACGTCGCCAAACGACAACCTGGCCGAATCTTTGCACGTAATGCATTGTTTATTACGGTGACACCGAAAAAAAGTCGACAGAAGGATTTAAGATGACTGAAGATTTAGAGATTGTTAACCAGGGTGAAGAAAGTCCTGTTCAAGAAACTCAAGGTGAACCTGCTAATGACATGCTTAATAAAGCAACGGTGTCAAAGATAGTTGAGCGGGAACGTCAAAAGGCATTCGAGAAAGGCAAACAAGAGGCACTCATGGAATTACAGCAACAACAGCAGCAGGCTCAACAAGAACAGCAACCACAACAACCACAGATGCAACAACAAGGTCAAGTTGGAATGGGTGGAATGCAACAGTTGTCACCAGCTGATATTGAGCGAATGATTTCAGAGAAAGCACCTCAGGCAATACAAGACCATGTCAACCGACTGCAAACACAACAAACTGTAGATAGTTTTGTTGCGAAAATGCAAGCAGGTGAAGCACGTCATCCTGGACTTGAAGCCAAGTTAAATGATTTGGATTATTCAACCATGGCGCCGTTAGTTCAAATGGCGAACAACATGGAAAACACTGCGGATATTATGCAGGAGCTATTAGACAATCCTATGAAGATGGGCAATCTAATGACGCTAATGTATACGCAGCCGAAGCTTGCTCAAAAGGCAATGGCGGACTTGAGTACATCAATAAAAACAAATCAGGATGCAAAAGCTCAAGAAGTACAAGCTCGCGATCCAATGAGTCAATTAAAACCTTCATCAAGTGCTGGAATAGATAACAGTGCAATGTCGGTGACTGATTTTAGAAAGATGTTTAGATAATCAAATTCTGCTGACATTGATTAAAGCTGTTATCTCCGAAATCATCATTTTTTGGAGTTTTAAACAATGTCAACAACACCTGTCAATATTTTACAGACCGTACAAACTTACCAAAAAGCAGAGCTTGCTTGGCTATTGAATAGTTTCGTCGCCATTAGCATGGCTAATAAAAAGTATAAAGGTTTTAATGAGCTGACTGCAAACTTAGGCGACACCGTAACATTTGATACAACGCCTCGTTATATTTCTTACGCTGGTCTTGTTATCACCGAACAACCCTCTGTTCAGCGCGTTCAATCATTAACTTGCTCACAAGCAGCTAACGTTGCAGCCGCATATACTGACCAACAATTCATATTTAACGTTCGTGATTACATGGAACGATTTGGTATGTCAGCAATGAAAGAGCTTGGTTCATTGGTTGAATCAGACATTCTTCGTAACTTCATTTCTGGTGTAGTAGTTAACGATCCACAAAATGCTAACTTTGGCGCTGCTCAAGTTAACTCTGGTCCTTTCCGTTTCTATGGTGATGGTGTAACTCCAATCAACAGCTTCACTCAATTAGCTCAATCAGTAGCTAACTTTGAAGATTTTGGTGCCGCTACGCATAAAATGATGGGTATTTTGCCAGTTGCCAACATTCCTGCAATTGTAGGGACTGGTTTGAATCAATTTGCAATGCGTCGAAATGATGAGATTGCATACAGCTGGGAATTAGGCGAGTTCAGTGGTACTGAATGGTATGAGTCTAACTTATTACCTGTTCACGTATCTGGAACAATCGGTAATACTGCAGCTCCTAATAACATTATGACTGTCGTATCTACTAACGATCCTACTGGTGCTAACGTAACTCAAATTACATTTACTTACCCAGGTGGTTTGACAGATGCTAATGCCGTTAAAGCTGGCGATTTGTTCCAATTCAATGATGGAATTTCAGGATTGCCTAACATGAGATTCTTGACTTTCATTGGTCATCGTCAATCTCAACAGCCTGTTCAATTCAGAGCTATCGCTGATGCAGCTTCTGTGGCTGGATCGATTACCGTATCAATCCAAACGATTAATGGAGTAGGTTTGGTATGGGCACAAAACCAAAACCAAAACATTAACAATACGATTCAAGCCGGAATGACTGTTACGCCTGTTCCTTCGCATCGTGCGGGTTGTTTGATGTCTGGTGACCAATTCTATTTGGCAATGCCACGATTACCAGATGAGTCCCCATTTACAACTGTGAATATGACTGACGCTGATAGCGGTGCGTCTATACGTCACTATTTTGGATCTCAGTTCGGGATGAATAACAGGGCGTACGTCCGGGATTGCATATGGGGGTCTTCGCTTGTGGCTGAGAATTCGCTCAGATACGTGTTTCCTCTTTAGTTTTTATGGTACACTCATTATACCCCAAGGTATAGTGAGGAGTAAAGATGGGAAGAAGTATATTTTGCAGTACGTGTAAGAAAGAAAAAGAGCCGGGTCGTGACAATGAAAGCCGTTGCAAAGCTTGTAAGAGCCAAGCAAATATAGAAAAGAGGGCGAAAAAGCGTGCGGAAGCAGGTTTAGAGCCTTACGGTTCTGGAAGAAGCTTGTATTGTTGCGACTGTAAGGCTGTAAAGGAAAGGCGGGACTATGGTTACTGTAATGCTTGCAGACGTAAGCGTGATAATGAAAATAGATTGGCCAAAGGAGTTACCAAGAAGCATCAAACGGGAAGATGTCCGTGTGGTGAAGAAAGGGCTTCATATAGCAAATCATATTGCGTTACTTGTTTAGCAAGAATATCAAAAATTCGTAGGGAACGAATTCCTCTTACACGAGAACAAAAAGATAAGATTTGTGCGCGGATGAAATTAAGGAATGAATTGCAGTTATTAAAGCATGCCGCTAGAAATCTAGTGGGATTGCATATAAGAACGGGACGATTAATTCCAAAACCGTGTGAAATTTGTGGTACAGATTTACAGATAGAAGCTCACCATGATGACTATGATAAACCGTTAGATGTACGATGGCTTTGCAGACATCATCATAGGGAGTACCATAAAACTTTAAGAGGACAAAATCATGTCAGTAGATAACAACCAAACCTCAAAAGCATTCCCATATAGTTCATTCATGCCTTTTTACTTCAATGGACTGGCAATCAGCAATGATGCAACAACACCTAATACTATATTAGATGTTGCTCCAGGCTCTTGCTTAGATTCAACAGGTACTTTTCAATTAACTCTTCCTACAGCTGGTATTATTACCACTAGCACATTGGGATTAAATGGTATTGATACGGGTACGATTGCCGCTAGTAAAGTGTATGCTGTATATTTGGTTGCCGACCCTGTTACTCAGCAACCAACTGGACTTATTTGTTCATTGAATGTGACCACCCCATTACTACCTTTTAGCTATAGTGCTTATGCAAAAATCGGTTATTTTACTACTGATTCTAGCGCACATATTCTCAAAGGATATTGGTCAGACAATGATGCAGCTCGTCGAATTTTCACTTACGATGCATTCATATCAGTAGGTACTACTTCAACATCTGCCACCTACGTAAACGTAGATTTAACTAAGTTTGTTCCCTTGGTTAATAATCTTCAAGTTCAAATATATGCCTCATATACTCCTGGCGTAGCTGGTAACTTCTTGTCTCTTCAGGCAGGCAACGCAACTGGAGCGCAACAGATTATTACAGGTCAAGTGGCATCAATAGCAGTTACAAATGTTGTTAATGTATTAGCGCAAACTGTAGCGATTAGTACCGTTCCTTCTCCTGTAATCAATTACAAGAATAGCGGAACCGATACTATTGCTCTAAGTGTTGCTGGTTACACGTTCGATCTTTAACCCATAAGGAGACAAGTATTATGGCTTATACAGCATTGCAGCTAATAACTAGGTCGTATTACTTGTCTCAAATTGTTTCTAGACAGTTGCAGACGGTTGATGGCGAACAGATTACTGATGGCTTGTACTTGCTAAATGCTTTACTTGATATCAAGGCAAGTGACATTCATCTCATACCTTACTTTCAACAATACGTTTTTACATCAGTAGCAAGTCAGGAGGAATATTTCGTACCTAATCTTGTTTATACTGACTCCATGACTTTCAATATCGGTACCGTACGTTATCCGATGATTGAAACAACTCGAAAACAATATTTTTCTACGGGTCGAGTTGATGACATCACTACATTGCCTTTTAGCTATCGTGTAGAGCGATGCTTGGGTGGCTCTAATGTATACCTTTATTTTTTGCCTGATTCAGATTATGTCATAAAAATTTGGGGAAAATTTGGGTTAACAGATGTTACATTGACAACTGACTTATCAACAATTTATGACACATTTTATATTGAATATCTAAGATTCGCTCTTGCTGAATATATTTGTACAGAATGGGGCGCCACTTTTCCCGATGAAGCCAAACGAAAATACGATGAAATTCGTAAGAAATTGATGATGATTAGTCCTGCAGATTTGTCAGTTAGAAAGACAACTTACTTTAATGGACCAATTGCACTTGACTGGCAGATGGTGAATATTGGTCGTGGATGGACTCCATGGTAACAATTTATATAATATATAGGCTATAACTATGGTTCAAGTTGCACCAAATGCCATACAAGAAATCCAAGAAATTCCAATCGAGATAGCCGGCGGCACACACTACGGCCGTTATCCCAAGATTAGTTTAGAAGAATCCTGGAACTTCATCGTTTCCGATGGTTGGCTTGTGCCATATGCTGGCTACAAAAACGTAGTGCCATTGATTCCAACGCAACCTGGGAGAGGCATTTACGCCAGTTATGTTGCAGACATTATGATTGCGGTTATTGCGCAAACAGTGTATTCAATCACGCCAAATCTCACGCCCACTATTGTTGGCCAACTGACCACCTTTACGGGCGATGTATACATTGCCGAGAATAATGGCGGCATCATTGCTATTACCGATGGAGCGAATGTTTATACATGGAACTATGCGACCACTACATTTACCACCATTCCAGGCGGCAGCACTAATTTCCCGTTTATGAATCCAGGATTTATATCCTTTCAAAATCAACGATTCATTGTCGCTTGCAATGGCTCTACAGTTTGGGCGCTTTCAGGATTCAATACGGCAATTTGGTATAATGATGCTCAGCATGTTGGAGCGTATCAATTCAAAGCCGACTACATTCAAGCTGCTGTGCCGGTTCCTGGTGGTGGTAGTAACTTATTAGTGTTTGGTCGTAATGGCACAGAGTTGTGGCAAGATATTGGTGCTGCGATTTTTCCTTATCAACGCTCTAGTACGAGGACATTCGATTATGGTTGCATCAATCCTTCGACGATTTCATCATTGAATCAGTTTGTGGTTTGGATTGCAGTAAATGAACAATCTGGTCCGGTATTGATGATAGCGGCAGGAACCGATATTAAGTCTATTTCTACAGATGGTATCGATTATAAACTCGGCAACTTAAAGAATCCTACCAACTGCACAGGATTTCTTTACCAACAAGATGGTCATTTGCTTTATCAGTTTACATTTCCAGATGACAATATCAGTTATGCTTATGACTTTGAAACGCAGCTTTTCTTTAATGTCTCTGATGAGAATCTAAATTTTCATATTGCTCGCCAAATAGTTTATTTTAATAACACTTATTACTTCGTTAGTTTGAGCGGCGGTAATATTTATGAATTTGATACCTTATTTACAGACGCTGATTATGGCGATGGTAATGTGTTTGAGATTCCTCGAATTCGTATAACAAAGCCTTTAAGACTTCCATCGCAGCGATATTTTGTTATTAAGAGCCTTGGATTTACGATTGAACAAGGTCAGCCGAATATTGTAACTACTGTTCCTATAGAAGAACCTGGAACTGGAAGTTTTACGCCGATTGAAACTGAGTCTTTAGATATTATTTGCACTGAAGACAACGAGCAGATTTGTATAGAAGGCACAATCGGACCCAATGTTATTGGGTATTATACGACTACAGAAGCTGGCGTTTATCTGTCGATATCGCGTGATGGTGGCGAGACATTTGGCAGTAGTTATTTGAAACCTATGAATGCTACTGGTCAGCGCAAGAGTCGGTTTATATTTCAGCGTTTGGGGCATGCTAATGATGCTACGTTTCAGTTGAGGTTTGTTGGGTTGCATCGATTTGTTGTAAATAATGGTTTGGTCGAATTGTATGAATAATGGTTTTATGGAGTCAAACGAATAATGGCCGATCCAGTCGTCACGATACCGAATCTACCATCAGGCGCGATGGTAGATAAAGAAGGATTTCCTACTACTGAGGAACTTAACTTTCGTCAGGCATTGATAACACTTTTGCAGAGACTTATTGGGTCTGAAGGAACTGTGTTACCTACTCAGAATGCGACTAACATTGCTATTATCCAGAACAATACCGTTCCAGTTTATACGAATCCGCCTTCGACTGCGTATACATGTCAGTATGGGACTAGTTTGTATGATTCGACTAACAATTCTATACGTATTGCGGTAAATAATGGAAGTAATGCCCCAATATTTAAAACGGTCACATTGACCTAAAGGAGATTAATATGGATCCAATAACAATGGCAGCGTTAGCAGCGGCTTTGTATGGAGGGTATAAAAGTTTTGGTGGTGGCTATAAAAATCCTGCTGGAACAGCTAATAAAACTTTAGACCAGATTCCCGGTCAAACTAACCAATATTATCAACCATATGCTGATGCTGGTAAAGGAGCTCTTGGTGACCTACAAAACCAATACAAAGGGTTATTAGGCGGTGATGTTTACAATAAGATTGCTGGTGATTACAAGGAATCTCCAGGCTACCAGTTTCAACTTCATCAAGCGTTAGAAGCTGGAAATAATGCTTCTGCAGCGGGTGGATTGGCTGGAACTCCTTCCCACGAACAACAAAACATGGGTATAGCACAAGACTTGGCAGCTAAAGATTTTAATCAATACTTCCAAAATGCTTCTGGATTATATAGTCAAGGATTGAAAGGTGAAGAAGGACTTAATGCTCAAGGGTATGATGCTAATTCTAGTATGGGTAATCTTTGGGCTCAGGTACTTGGCAAGCAATCTTCTAACTTATTCAGCGGTGAAACCGGCAGAAATCAATATACATCCAGCGGAACCGATGACATTTTCAAATCATTAGGTTTCTTTGGCAATTAAGGTGGGAGTCATTAATCATGCCAAATATCCCCTTCGGATTAGGTAACGGAACACAATTGCTGAATGCCGGACAATCAGGCGCTACAAGCTTAATGGACGCTCTACGCTCTGGGATTGAAACGTATCAGAAGAATGAAGAAGCTAAGAATACGCCGAAGCGGTTGAGTGAGGCGTTACTTGGACAGCAGATTACTAATAAGATGAATCAGCAGAAGGCTGATTATGAGCCTATGCGTCAGCAGTTGGAGCAGCATTTAACACAAGCCAGAATTCAGAAAGCATTGCGAGGGCCTGAACCAACATATAATAATTTAGAGAAAGCTATGCAAGGCGCGCAGCGGATTACACAACAATATGGCGCCGATTCTCAAGAAGCTAAATTAGCTCAAACTTACGTGCAAAGACTTGCTCAAGGTTCGCAAGGACTGCAATTGACTACTGACCCGGCTACCGGCGCATTAACATCTTTATCATTTGGCGGTTCATCTCGCGGAGGTCCACAATCTGCATTGGTCAATGATGAAAATGGAAATCCAACAATGGTTAGCAAGCCGACAACTGCTCAAGCTAGCGCACAACAAAAAACTTCTCTTTCAGAGATTGGACGATCAACAATAGCTAAAAAAGCCGAAATGCCATATGTTGGCTCAGGTTCAAATCAACAAATTTTAGAAGATAGATTTAACTATTCCAAAAAAGGCGACAAAGAAGCCGGTAAAAGATTAGTGCAAGCTGCTGTGGCCAAAATGATAGCTCCTGAATACGCCGGATTTCAATTGGCGTCTCAAGGTGTTGCGGCTACTATCCCCGCTTTGAATCATCAGTTTGAAACTATTAAACAAGGCTGGCCAGCAACAGCAAATTTAGTGGTAGAAAATCTTCCCCAAGAACTTCAGAAGCAGGCTAAAGAAGAGCATGCTAAATTATTGGCCGAAATAAAATCTGCTAAAGAACAACATGCTGCGAAAGGTTATCCTGTGAAACTAGAAGGAAATAAAAAACGATTGAAATATAATACTTCCACAGGGAGGTTAGAATAATGGAAATTGAATTGCCTAATGGACAAATAGCAGAATTCCCAGATGATATGCCTCATGAAGATATTGAAAAGGTGCTTCAATCTCATTTTCCTATGAAATCAGAGATCCCATCCATTGAATTTCCTCAGTCGCATCATAGCGCTTTTGCTAATTTATTACATGGATTACGAGAAGGCTATCCTCATGCTTTAAAAGGCGATATAAATGCGGTGGCCCAATTGTTTGGACGCCAACCATTTGAAAATCAGGAATTAGAATCTAATGCGCCTTTATCTGAAAGAATTGGTCGAGGATTTGGAGAAGTTGGAGGACATCTGTCAGCTATAATTCCCGCCGCAACCGCCTCAGAAGCATTGATTCCAGGTTTGGCTGGCGCAAGTATAGGTGCTGGATTAGCAGGAGCTGCAACGACACCAGGTGGTCTTAAAGAGCGATTGACAAGCGGAGTTTTAGAAGCAGCAATTCCAGCCGCGTTTAAAGGAGTAAAAGAAGCAGGAAAACTTGGTATAGCAGCATTGCGAAAAAGTCCTACGCCAAGAATGGCTGCAGATGTTATTCAAAAAAGTCACGCGACTGCACATGACTTTGCAGTCGAACCGCTCAATAAAGCGGAACAAGAAGCATCAAAAGTTGGAAAACCAATACGGTTATCTAACAAAATATTAACCGCAGCTGAAGATGCTTTAGCAAATACCAAAGCAAATAAAGCTTTAATTGATAAAGCTAAAAAAGGTGATTATAAATCTGTATTTAAACTACAGTCTGATTTATGGAAAAGAGGCAATTCTTTTGCGTCCAAGCAAACGCAAGCTGAAATAGATAGAGGACAAGAGATATTTGATCTTAGGGATAGCATGCTTAATGGAATGAAAGCTCATTATGATTATTTGGGAAAAAATAATGTATCAAAAAATCTTGCTGAAGGACAAAAAAGATACCAGCAATTTGCTGATACTTATTTAACCAATCCCACAGTTGCTAAACTTGTAGGTGAAGAAAAAATTGTACCAAAGAACTTGCTCTCTAAATTAGAAGGTGACACAGCTTATTTCAATAAATTAAAAAATGAGATTCCAGAAATAGGGAAGATGCTCGAACTTCAGAAATCGAAGCAAAATCTTAAAAAAGCTGGAAAATACGTGGCGGGGCTAGGTCATCTTGGTGCTTTATCTAAATATTTACTTGGTGGCGGCAGTTCCCCACTAGAAAAGTGAAGAACGCCAACCAAGATGCACAATAATCAAAGGTATAATCCATAGCCAAATAGACATCATCACTCTTCACCATATTTAATTATTAAAAGCCCCATTATCTGGGGCTACAAAATTTCAACTACCACTAATACTGCTATTACAAATTACCATGCCATCACGTGATATCCAGCAATATTGATATGCGAATGACGACATCGTCAATGACATCAACGTTAACAATAAAATAGTCTTCATTTATTTCTCCACCAGTTAAGTTGGTCAAAATATATCATTGTGGTTATTTATTGTCAACAATAGTTTTAGATAATATTTAAGCGGAGTGACATTGATATGATTTGTATAGTTTAATCAAGGTGTTGTGTATAATGCTAGGCTAGCTAAGGGATTGCTGCGTATCTCGTCGAAAATTTACGCAGCTAGTTGTACTTTCTAAATACCGGACGATTATAACATGTCATCTGAAAAATCAAACCCCATCTATTTTCAAATTCCAAAATTAATGACTGACCATCCTAAAATAACAGGCGATCATATTTTTATTTTCATGCCACTCTATGAACAACTTCGACAATCTCCTTGCGATAAAACTGGCTATAACAAAACCAACGAGTTTCTATCTGAATTTTCAAAAGCTAGCCTAAGTACGGTAAAAAGAAAGTTAAACGATTTAGAGGTATGGGGATTTTTATCAAGAATAGGAATGGGATATAACAGAAAGTTTTTCCTTGGCATAAATTTTGTTCAGCAGGGTCAAATTGACCTGGTTAATAACGGAACAACTGGGTCAGAACGACCCATCACAGGGTCACAAAGACCCAGTACTGGGTCAAAAACGCACTACATAGCTAAGAATATTGTTAAGAATATTAATAAGAACACTTTTGCTTACGCAACTTCAACTTCAAAACCAAAAAATGAGGAGGTGGTTAATAGTGAGTATTTAAATGAAATGAAGTTATTAAAAAATCTTGGCATTCATAATCAAATTATTAATTATGAGGAATGGAAAATTAAGAAGGGGTATGTTTGATGAAATGTAATTTTTGTGATCATTATAAAGTTTCAAAATATAATTTATGCAGAATGTGCAATCAATTAATGAATAATGCTAAAAAAGATCCAGACGCTTATAATGACGATGTGAAAAAATGTTTAAAGGAATGGTTGCGTGCTCGAAACAGTGATTGATAGAGATACCAGTCAAGAAAATTATATCGATCATGAAGTGCGCCTTAGAATTCAAGAGCATCTATACAAGCAGATTTCAAGACGACTAAACACAATCATTGCCTTATGCGGAAGCATAGTAGCAATAGTTGTCGTTCCGATTATCCTTCATAAATTTGGATTAACTTAAGTCATGGACGACTTAAATAACCCCATCATCGACCACGAAGTCCGCCTAAGAATGCTAGAAGAAGCCATAAAAAGCATCCACGGTAGATTCGACACTTTAGACGCCGAGTTCAAAGCCATCCGTTCCACCCTAATCAGCATCGTAGTATGGACATTAGTATCAGTAGCAATACCAATAGCGCTCCATTATTTCAAGCTTGATTAACACACATCCTGGTCCATTGCAACGATCATAAAAAGGAGTATGATTATACTCATAATCGTGATGTAACGGACCCTCCATGCCTTTTCCGAATCCATTGTTAATAGCTTCCCCACCTTTGGAATACATTTTTCTTAATAAAGATGACGGAACTTTACTATCTGGCGGCGTGGTTTCCTTCTTCAGTGACCCAGCTTTCGCGGTATCAAAAAGCGTATATGAAATTAGTAATGCTCCTGACGGTTCAATCGACTTTGTTGATTTAGGAAATGTTTTAATTCTTTCATCGATTGGTACATTCGTTGATGCAGGTGGCTCAAATCTAATACCCTATTATTATCCATACGAAGGCAATCCTACTGATGCGAGTCCGGGTAATCCACAATTATATTATATTAAAGTAGAAAGCTCAGGTCTCGTTCTGCAATTTACACTCTCTGACTGGCCGCCTAATGCATTTGACTTTACAGCGTTGCCAGTACAAGTAACACAAACTCAGAATTTAGTAACGAATCCACAGTTCGTAACTGTCTCTTTTGATACAAATCCAGCGACCACGCCATATGTCTATAATGTAAGTGGCTCAAATACATTAACCGAGCTTGCGCCTAATTGGTTCTTAAAAACCTCCGGTTCAGGAACAGTTACCGTTAAGCAGATTACATTATCAGCCATGGTCAGTGATGCGCCATACGCAATTCAAATTTCTGGTTCTTCTGGCGTTGTGGCTATGGCTCTTGTGCAAAGAATCTATAACAGTCCATCGTTGCTGGCGGGAAGTATTGCGGCAGGTTATTTTTTAGCGGCATCTCCAGTTGGAACAGAGTCAACTGTCACGATGACGCTAGCTCCTTCCGATGGCATGTCATCATGGACAATAGCTTCGGGGACAACAACCCCAGATACGCTTTATAAAGCGATTACAGGCTCGGTTTTGATTGGGACTCCATACAACACCAATCCTGCTACAACAGGCTACGTAGATATAATTCTTACTATTACACCCAATACCACAGTACAGTTAACAAGCATTCAGGTACTTGGAGTTCCATCATTAGCCGACATTCCTGGTTTCATTCAAGAATCTACACCGCAGCAGATTAATGGCTTATTCAGTTACTTCCAACCAGAATTAAACTACAAGCCTATACCAAGTTATTTAACTGGTTGGGATTTTGCATTGAATCCAGCTCAGACTGGGGCTACAGTTGTGGCATCTGCAATTGGTGCTAATAAATCCAAGTATGTATGGGACCAGACGATTGTCTTTCAATCAACTGATTCAGGTGTTGGTGTTACTCGGGCGAGTTCTGGGGCAATTGTATTGACAGCAGCTGCTGCTACTCAAATGGCATTAGTTCAATATTTGGACCAACGACAAGCTAGAGATTTATTGAATGGACCTGTTAGTGTTAATGTATCCGCATTCGCAAGTGCATCGACAACCGCCTGTGTTTCCTTGTGGTATACAACTGGTGCTACTTTGCCAGTAATCACTGCAGGGACTAACAATTCTATTGTTGCTACTCTTGATGCGAATGGGCATCCAGCAACTACTAATACTGGTCCCTGGGTTGAAGTGCCAAGAGCAAATTTTGGTAACTCTATATTTACCATCGGAACTTCTAGCACTCAGAATTTTAATGATTATGGATTTTCGGGATGGGACCTTCTAGGAAGCAGCGCGGGGATTACAACGGCAACTTATTTTGCGATTGTTGTTGGAACAGGTACAGTACCTATTAATGGCACTGTAACGATAGGCTCTATTTCTTTGGTTCCTGGTTATATTCCTACGAGACCGGCACCTCAGACATACGACGAAGTATTGCGTGAATGTCAATATTATTATGAGCAGAGTTATCCATTTACTGTAACGCCTGGGACAGCAAGTTCTACAAATGGCGAATTAATTTATCCGATGTCTAGTGTAAATTATACCACCAATACTGGGCCTGTAACCTATAGTTGGTATTCAAGTGGAGCGCCATTTACTATTCCATTGAAAGCAAGTAAACGTCTTAATACTTATACACCAGTTTTCTATGCACCTGCTGCAGGAACAGTTGCCAATTTTACGTATACAAAATACACACCGTCAGCGTCCTCATCAAGTGTTGCAGTTTCAAATTGGGCATTTATTGCTGGTTATGACGTTGTAACAGCGACCATTTCATCATCATTTAATTTAGCATCTGCAACAGGCATAACAACAGCAACGCCTTCTTATTCTGGCTCTGTTGCTTTGCATTATGTAGTGGATGCGCGTTTGGGAGTAATTTAAATGTCAACCAAGTTTAATATGACGCGCGATTTGAACGGTTATAATGGATTTGGCATCCAACCAACCTACGATATTCAAGGATGTTCGCTAGCCGCGAGTAGTGCGCAAACTTTCACGGTGCCAAACAATTATCCTAATTGGATAGCAATATTTAGTTACACACCTGGTTCAAATATATTTGTAGATTTTACTACAACTGCAACCGTTCCTGGTGGAACGGTTGGAGCAATAACGACTGTATTGAATCCTGCAGGGCGCGCATTAAAAGGTGGCTCTACATTTAGCGTGATTACTCCTGATGCAACTAGTCCGTATATTACGGTGGAGTATCAAGTCGCACCGACGTATCAGAACTGAAATGAGTTTATTTAATACGCCACTAGGAATGAATTTAACAAATAGCGATCCTCTTGTCGTATCGCCTTTTGTCATCCATTACGATCATGGCGAAGGTTTTCCACCACCTGGTTCTTTTTTCATGATAACTGAAACAGGAATTTTTATGCTTGATGAAGACGGCATCGAATTAATGATTACGGAGTAAACATGGCAGATATTAAGTGGAGTGCATTTCCAAGTGTTGGTGATTTGGCGCCAGGAGATATTATTGTCGGTCTTCGTTCTGGTGCTAACGTTCAATTTACAGCGCCCGTATTTGGGAATGACGTAGTTGTAGTAACAGGTGCTACTCAAGCGATGACAGCAAATGTAATCTATATTGCTAACCGCGGGACATTAGTTACATTTACTCTTCCAGCTGCAAGCGTGGTTGGTGATAAAATTTCCGTTGTTGGTCAAGGCGCGGGAGGCTGGACCATACATCAAGCAGCATCTCAACAAATTCAGATTGGCGATGTAGCATCGACAGTTGGTACGGGTGGTAGTGTGGCATCTTCTAATCAGTGGGATTCATTAACATTAATTTGTATTACGGCAAATGATGTATGGACGGCATTCGGTGGCTGGGTTGGTAATCTTACTTACGTATAGAGCGATAATATGGCAAATATTCAAATCAGTCAGTTACCACCAGCGCCACCTGAAACAGGAAGTGCGACGCCATTAGGTACTGATTTAACGCCCGCAACTGATATTACAAATATTTCTACACCTACCGGTCAAACAAATAAATATGCTCGATGGGCAGAGTTTAACTTTTACATGTCAGCGCAGGGGTTCATAACTTTTGATGCGGCGCGTGTAGCTACAACTTCCGGGTTAACGGCCACTTATTCCAATGGAACATTAGGTGTTGGAGCTACGTTAACTAATTCTGGTACTCAAGCAGCATTGTCAATTGATAGTGTTGCTGTTGCTGTCGGCGATAGAATTTTAGTTGCAATGCAAGCATCTCCCGCGCAAAACGGAATCTATGTTGTATCAAATGTTGGTTCAGCATCGAGTAACTGGGTATTAACTCGCGCCAATGATTACGATATGGCTGCAGATGTGGCGCAAAATGATTTGATTCTTGTTAATCAAGGGTCTACTTATGCTGGAAAATCATTTGTTCAAACAAACACGGGTCCGTTTGTAATTGGAACTACATCGATAATTTTTTCTCTTTACAGTGTTCCATCATCTTCATCCTCATTTAAATGGAATGTTGAAACATCATCTGCGGCAATGTCATCAAATAATGGGTACATCACGAACAGTTCTGGACTGGTATCTTTGTCGTTGCCATTCACTTCAAGTATTGGTGATGCGATTGCAGTGTCAGGTCAAGGTTCAGGTGGATGGACGATAACTCAAATTGCAGGGCAACAAATATTTATTGGGAATGCTAGTACTACGTTAGGTGTGGGTGGAAGCTTATCCTCTACCAATCAATATGATTCATTGCGGTTAGTATGTATTGTAGCGAATTATATGTGGACCACAAATGGTGGGGTCCAGGGAAATCTTTCTTATGTTTAGGGGTTAATCAATGAGCACAAATAATAGCGTAAATGCCCCCTTTCCACTCAGCGCCACCCAAGGCGGTTTAGGTGTTGCAAGTCCAACTGCCCATGGTATTTTAGTTGCTGAGGGCGCAAGTCCTGCAAATCCTATAGTATTAGGTGCTGGTCAAGTATTGGTGGGAACAACTTCTGGAGACCCAGTTGCCGCGGCTATTAACTCAGGCACTGGGATTTTAGTTGGGAATGCTTCGGGTTCAATAACTATTTCTTCTACAGGTGTAGGATCATTGCTTTGGAATGATGTTTCAGGTACGACTCAAGCAGCTGTAGTGAATAACGGATATATTATTTCAAATGCTGGCCAAACGACCGTGACACTTCCAGCTACTGCTGTAGAAGGTTCTGTATTTGGTATCGTAGGCAAAGGTGCTGCTGGCTGGATTTTGCAGGCCAATACTGGGCAGACGATTCATTTTGGTAATGCCGCCACATCCTCTGCTGGCTCGTTAACGTCTACGAATTTGTATGATAGTGTGCAGATAGTTTGCGTTACGGCAAATACAACTTTTACGGTTCTATGTGCAGTAGGCAATTTGACCGTAGCTTAAGGAGCATATATTTTGAGCACGAATAATTCTGTTGATGTTAGTCTTGCAGGACAAACTGGTACTGTGGCATTTGTTGGGTCTACTTCGCCGACACTTGTTACACCATTATTAGGTACGCCTACAAGTGGTAATTTATCAAATTGCACTGCATATCCCGTGGCTAGTTTATCTGGGCTGGGAAGTGGTGTTGCAACAGCTTTGGCAGCCACTGTAAATGGGAGCGGGGCTATTGCTTTAACCACCAGTGCAGCGTTAGTCACTCCTACATTAGGCGCAGCTACGGCTACTTCGATAACATTTAGTCCTACTACTGGTGGTATTGTTGGAACGACTACTAATAATAATGCTTCTGCTGGATATGTTGGTGAATATGTTAGTAATGCCGCATATAATGTCGCGGTAAATACTGCTACTGCCACTGATATAACTACCATTTCTTTAACTGCAGGGGATTGGGATGTGTGGGGGGAGCTGTTTTTTGGGGGTTCGATTACGTATTATACTGTTTTTTACGGATGGATAAGTACTACAAGCGCGACCTCTCCAGGTTCAGGATTCGGAGTTATTAAAATTACTACTTTAGCTTCTAGTCTTACTTCCTTTGAGGGTCCAATAGCTATCCAAAGATTTTCTTTGGCCACTACAACAACTATATATTTAAGTTGTAATCCTACCTATGTTGGAAGTGCCGGTTCATCATCCCTTAATGGATTTATACAGGCTAGAAGAGTACGTTAATCATAAATTTTAAAAGGACAACAAAATGGCAATTCTAAGTGTAACAGCAACACAACCTGCAGGCTTGTCTAGTGTATTGCCTTCAGTAGTTTATATTTTGACTTCTGATACTTATGCTCAGGTAACGGCAACTGGTTACTTGAATCAAGAAAAGCAAAATGGTTTTACATTTAACAATCAGCAAATGGCTTTGGTTTATACGACTGATGATGGTCCAGTGTGGTTGAAAGTTGTAATTACATATTCTGGGTCATCTGTACTGAATACGGTTGTAAGTTTAGTAGAAACATCTGCTCCAGGTGATGTATTGATACCAACAATCGCCAATCATATTGCGACATTTACCAATACAACGGGCACAATTAGCGAAGACCCAACTACTGCGATTAGTGGAGGAAATATTCAAGCTGGCTTATCTGGAACTGCGGGGTATTTAGCATCATTTCCTGCTACTGCATCCAAAGGTAGTTTAGAAGTGAAAGCGGTCGCTAATACTGGGAATACAATTACAACAATTAGTAATGCCGCAATGGGCCAAGCAAGTGTCATATCAATACCCGACCCTGTCGGTGCAACAGGTAATTTCTTGGTTGCCCCTAGCGCATTAGTAAGTGGCAATCTTGTATCTGCATCAGGAACTGCAGGATTGGTCGTTGACTCCGCCATTACAGCAACCAGCGTATCAGGTGCGATTACTCAACTTGGGCAATTGCAGCAAATAAGTGTGACATTGAATACTGCGGCTGTTATAGCAGCTTATGCCACACCACAGATATTAATTCCTGCAGTAGCCGGTAAAGTTGCTATTGTCCATAGCGCAACCGTATATACAGCAAGCACCGGAAATACAGCGTTTGCATCAGGTGTCGCCCCAATCATTCAATATGGAACCACGGTACATGGAGCAGGAACTATTGCGGTTGGAACAGGATTAGTAACGGGTGACATAGAAGCTGCAGCGAGCCAAGTTCGTACAATAGGCCCAGCTGCAAGTGCTGTTTATACTGGCATTACAAGTACCGCAGTTACCTTTAGCTGTACATCAGCTTATACAGCCGGTACCGGAACTTCAATTACTTTTACACTGGTATACGAGTTAATCACAGCAACCGTGTAATATCAATGGCGTGCTCCTCTGCGTTTGCACGAGCACGTTTTCTTGTTAATTACCTTGGTATAATAACGATCTAAAACTGTGGATTTAATTTGCATTAAAATATATCCACACGATATTACTACTTACCCCCACAACTTCATTTCATCATAAACCCTTAACTTTCCATGAATTCTATGAGTTATACATAATTATTGGTTTGCTAATAATAATAAGATACTAAAGAGTATATATATATTATAATTACTACCGTGCAGGACTAGGTTTTTATCTCCACCAGGATTTGCCCTATCCTGCCACTCAATCATGGTGGTGATTATGCTTACTGATAAATATGAAATATTAAAAGACAAGCTTGTTAAGCATGAAGGTATTAGCCGGTATGCTTATCAGGATACAGTTGGAATGACGACAATCGGTGTTGGTCGTAATATTGACGCGAAAGGTGGTCGTGGATTGTCAAC